TTATCTTGCCAATATTTAAGAACTCCAGTTGTAGAATCATAAGAAACAACTCTTCCAACAGCAGTTGAACCAACTCCAATAGTTTGAGTGATTCTAGAATCTGCAGTAAATGAAGCAGTGCTATATCCAGTTCCGGTAAGTTTTAGTGCGTACAAAGCACTGGCTTTATCACTAGACAGTAATGAACTTGCACCAAAAGACTCTGGATTTTCTACAATACCAACACGAGCAATTTGATTTCCTGTGATAAAATCTGGATTCTCTATATCATTTTCAATTCTAGAATAGACTAAAACACTAGATGCCCCAAGTTCACGATAAATGTCTGCACCATGTCCACCCTGAGGAGGTATAATAACATTAAAAACTGGACTAGTTGATCCAGTAGGAACTCCTCCAGATACTAAATCAACTGTCCCATAAGTATAGTTAGAACCACCATTTGAAATGGTAACAGATTCAACTTTAGAATCATTATTAATTACAATAGTTGCTTCTGCACCAGAACCATCTCCTTTAATTGGAACTCTAGTATAGGTTCTGTTTGCTGTTCCTAAACCAACTCCTCTATTTGTAACAGTAACAATTTTCAGTTGACCACTCGTTGCAGCATTATTCCTAACGGAAGCATTTTCTGTGCTGGTTTCCCAGTCGGATGGAACTGGAATAAAGTTTGTTGAATCAAACTTAACAATTTCACTTGGTTTAATTGTGTATAAGTACTTCCAGATATATCCATCACCACTATCACCTGCTGGTCTTGGTTCAAGATCGGTAAAAGTTGGTTGATCTAAAGATGGTTTTCCAGATGGATTTTCTGGATCTACACCATTGTTTAGGCAAATGTATACCTTATAGTCTTCATTCACCACATAATAATTTGCATTATATAAGTTTGTAGCACCAGAAGGTTTTGAAGTATTAGTTCTACTAATGTCATGACGATACATGTCATAAGTTGTTCCTGAAGACCATACGTTCTTCTTTACAACTTGCTTAACATCACCCGATGATATTTTTTTAAGGGCTATCATCGTATCCCAATAATCATCCTCCTGATCAAAACTATCCTTTGGTGCAGGAGGAGTAACGTCCCAAGTAGAACTATAGTCGGTTGCATTGGGAAGACCAACAAATGCATAGTAAGAATTTGCATCTGATGTTGCAGCAGATACAAAGTTCTTTGCATTTAAAATTCTAAGTTGATCAGTTATAATTGCTGACATTTTGACGTTTTTTATCTATTTATTAGTTATAATTTAAGTATCTTAAAGGATTGACTCTTACAACAACTGGTGAAGTAGAAACTCCAGTAAGTCCGTTGTTTGTCAATGTAAATTCATTTGGATCAGTTCTTACAGGAACTTCAATTCTTCCCCAACTATATTCACCATAGAAGTTACTATATCCAACTCCACTCAAACCATTATAATCAGATACACTAACTGTGACTTGTGCAACATAAGTTACTCCCAATCCAGTTACTGTTGTTTGAGCAATAGAAACTGATGCAACTTCATAAACATTATCAATGTAAGAGGATCCTATAGAAAGAGTAGAACCATTTGAATAGAGTGATGTAACTCCGTTTCCTACATTCGAATTAAATACCACAAAGTAATAACCAGTTTGAATTCCACTGACTGTGATTGCAGTTCCTACGATTGAAGAATCTCTGAGGAATGAGTTTTCTGGAATTGCAAAGTCAAATACCAATCCAGTTGATGCAACTCCAACCGATGTTGTGGATACTCCAGAAATAAATCCAAAATCACCAGAGTAAACAACATCAGAAATTTCCTCAACAGATAATGTTGGACTTTCTATCAGAACCTGTGGTGGATTTGTTGTAGTATAACCAGTTCCTGGAGAGGAAACCGTTATAGATGAAACACTTCCTCCAATCGAAATCGTTGATGTTGCAGATGCTCTCTGAGTTGTTCCAAGACCAACTGGGTTTGAAATAGTGACAGTTGGAGCAGTGGTATATCCAACCCCTCCTTCAGAAATTACAATAGATGATATTGTTCCAGCAGTAGAAACAACAGCAGTTGCAGCAGCAGATACTAAAGTATTTTGAGAAATTACCTTAATCGTTGCCTGGATCTGGTTGCTTGTGTTTTCCTTGTCACTATCGAAGAAAGTTTTCACACTCTCAACAAAAATAACAGTAGATCCAATACCAACACTTTGAATTATATTGGAAGTTGGTTGAATAAGTGGCTCATAAATGGTTCTATCTTTGGAGATTTCTTTTCCATTGATGAAAAGATCCTCAGTCTGACGGCACCAAATCACAGGTCTTTCGAGTGTTTGATTTTGAGTGATTCCTGGTCCAGCATAAGGATTGGTATTTACAGAATCAGTTGCATTAACTGCAGTAACAATTCTATCATTCTCTTTCAAGAACTGATTATCACTGTTTAATCTGACAAAATCTCCAACTTTGATAGTTTCTAAAACATCAACATCGCGGACATCAAGATTTCCAGTTCCTCTATAGAAGATTATCTTACAAGTATCACCTGCTTTTGGTGCCTCTGTAAATGTGATAAAACTTCCACCATCAAAAATATAACCTTGTCCAGGAACCTGAAGAATATCATTTACAAATACGAGTAATGTTGCCTGAACATCAATAATAGATCCAGATCTAGCCTTGATAGATCTTTGTTCATTATTAACTTTGAGTGGGAAGGATACTTGTGCTCCATCAAATAAATCTTCAATTGGATCAAATACCTGAAGATCTCCTATAGTCCAAGCACTAAACGAATCTGACTGTGTTCTTTCAATGGTAATTTGGAATTCTTTAAATGTAAGTGATGTATCTGTTGGTATTCCAACGGTTCCACCAATACTTACAGTCAAAACTTCACCTTGTCCATATCCATATCCAAGGTTCTTGATTTCAAAGTCAATAATACTAGATCCTTGACCAACTACAATATCAATGGTTGCTTCAGTTCCAACACCAGAAGATGAAGAACTGTATACTAATGGAATATTGGAATATGAAAGAGGATCATCAAATACTACAATAGGTGGATTTGTTGAAGTGTATCCAGCACCAGGATTTGTGATTGCAACACTTACAATATTTCCACCACTGACAGCAGCAGTTCCAATAAATTCGATATTTGGTGTTCCTGTGCTTGAAGTAACAACACCAACATTTACTATAGATTGAACTCCATCTCTGTAACCAGATCCACTGTTTCCAATACTGATCGATTGAATGGTTCCAGATACTGATACAACTGCAGTTCCACCAGCAGCAACCAATGGTTGATAACCAAATCCCTCTGTAGATCCTACAGAAACTATTACACCACCAACTGGAACATTTGAAGTATTAATGTCTGAAGGAGATGAAGTGCCTGCACCAGTAAATTGAATACTTGTAATTCCAACACTTTCGGTCAGAGTATAATCTCCAACAATTGCAATTGGTGATGTGTCTCTCTTTGGTCCTTGGAAAATTTCATTGATAAGAACAATAGCATTGCTTGTAGAAATTCCTGCAACATCAGTTCTATTGGACTTGATAGTAAATTCTGTTTTTATTCCGCTAAATGAGTCAGAAATATCATCAAAAATGTAGTTATTTGAGTAAGGTTCAATGTTGCTATTGATGGCACTGGATCTCATAAATGTTCTACCACTAAAAGTAGAATGAGTTGTTATTCCAGTCCAATCTCTCTCGTTTGGTGGATTTGATGATGTTCCGATTGGAACTGGACCATAAGGAGCAGAAGCAAAGTTAATAGTATTATCAACTATGTTATAATTTCCAGTTACCTTTGTTACAAGATCATATTGTGCATGGGTTCCGAGTCCAGTTCCCATCCAAGATCTTTCAACTAAAAGAACGTTTGTACTTCCAAACCCAACCGAATTTACTTTTACAATCTCATTGTTGATCTTCAGCAGATCACCACCAAAAATGGATGTTATTCCAGTAAGAGATATTATATCATCAGTAACTAAAGACTCTAATGCTAAAGTAGTTGTTACTGCAGTGGAAACAATTGGTGATTGGATTACATTATCGATTGAAACAAGTGCTCTTGCATTTTTATTTTTTGCTATAAATCTGTGAGATGTTCCAATTCCTACTGATGCAATATTAAACTCCGTTGGAATTGGTTTTAATGCATCCTCAGCACTTGCTGCTAATTTAATGTCTAAATCATTAACTTTAATTACATATACAGTAGATGGAAGTTTATCAGTAGTTCCAATACCAACAACAAAAGTTGATGTTATTCCAATTGCTTGAGTTGTTCCAGCTCCTGCATAAGAATATGTCAGTTCTTCGCCAGTTACATAGAAATGATTTGGTATTCTGATGGTATCATTCGATACATTGACGATCGAAGAATCACTACCATCAAAATATCTTTCAAAGATTGGATTATCTTGGTGAGTGAGATTAAATTGTCTCTTAACGTCACTAAATGTTCCTCTATATTCTCCATATCCAGTGTCAATTGATCCACTAGTCAAATCTATAAAATTGGATGAAATGTCAGTGTCAACTACTCTAAGTGCGCTTTGGAAAGTTCTTACTTCAACATCTATTCCTGAGATAGGTGTGAACTTCAACTGGACCTGAGAAGAAGAAATTCCAATTCCAATGGTTCCCAAAGTAGAATGTGTGAATATCTCACCAAATTCCGTAACGGAAGCAGTAGATCCATCATCAGCAGCAACAACTTCAGAAACCTGTGTTCTATTATTTGTTAAATCATTCACACTTACGACATAATATGCTCCACTATAAACCGAGTTATCATACTCTGCAATAGTATTTTCTACTGGAGAGGTTGAAGATGCAATTGAAACATAAGATGACTCTAATATTGAAGTATTGAGAGTTTCTGTTCCAATTCCAGACGACATCGTTCCCGCAATAGAAACTCTTAATGTATTGATAACATAAGATACACCCACACCAACATATGGAGTGAAACTTAAGTTAATATCAGATCCAGAATAAGAAGCACCATAAGTTCCCAATCCAGCAGTGGA